GAAGAAGTGGAATTCTTAATGCAGTGAAAAAAAACTTTAATCCACTTTCATTAATTGCAGGAGCAATGTTTGGACCTTTTGCAGGTCTTGCAACAAGAGCTTTTACAACACCAGGACTTAAAACTGGAATAACAGATGCACTCTCAGGTTTAAATGAAAAGATGAGAGGTATTAATCCAGTAACTGGTAAAGTAAATACTCAAGCAGAATATGAAGCTGCTCGTAAAGATAGACAAACTCAAGGAAGAATAGATAAGATGATGGATCGAATGTTAGCTGGTAAAAGTTTTAGTCAGAAAAATTTAGATTCATTAATGGGACAAATGGATAGATTTGGAAATCCATTTGGAACTAATTTAGGTAGTATTGATAATGTTAGAGGACCTAATTCTATAAGAGCACAATTAAATGCACCGGTGGTAGAATCAATTATTAACGAAGTAATAAAAGCTCCACCAGCTAAACCAAATGTAACTAGAGATATTACTTATGGTGATTTCCCTAATGCATTTAATTATTTAGATGTTGAAGATGTAGATTTATACGGAACACCAAAATCTACTATGCCTAATTATGGTTCACCTGCTATAATGAATCCAGCTCCTGTTGAACGTGCTGATCCTTTTAGTATTGATTTAAGTAATGCTATGGCAGATGCCTCTACAAATACTAATCAACAAATATTAGATACTATTTTAAATGAGAGTCTAATGAAAAATCAAGTTCAACCATTTATAGATAATCAACAAAAGAAAAATGAAGAGCTAGATAAAATGAGACAAGAACTAGGTCTTGCGTAGGAGTTAATATTGCTTGATATAATTTATAACCCAGACATAGGAGCTTTTGTCAATAAAGAAACACCTGAGGTTGTCGCTCCACAATTTGAGATGCTAGAATGGGCAGCACAAAATCCAGAGACTACAATGCCCTATAACCCTCAATTAGTAAATGAGCTTTTGACAGTTATGCAAACACCTGATAATACTATCGTCGAAGAAGGTGTTGAATCAATAACTAATAGAGGATAGAATAGTCAAATGGCTGAAATAGACAAATCATTACCCAATACAAAAACAGAAATTGAAATTCCAGGAGAAGAAGAAATTGTAGAAGCTCAAGAAGAAGTAGTTGAGAAATCTGCCGATGGTCAAACAGAAATTGAAATAGATGATGATGGTGGAGCAACTATTAATTTTGATCCAGGTCAAGTTAATCCAGAAGGTGGTGAAGATCACAATGCTAACCTAGCAGAATTTTTAGAAGACTCGGTTTTAGATCCATTGGCTTCTGAGTTAATGGATAAATACAAAGATTACAAACAATCAAGACAAGAGTGGGAAGAAAGTTATCGAGAAGGTTTAAACCTTTTAGGTTTTAAATATATAACTAGAACCGAACCATTTAGAGGTGCAAGTTCAGTTACTCACCCAGTATTAGCAGAAGCTGTTACTCAGTTTCAAGCACAAGCTTACAAAGAATTATTACCTGCAGAAGGTCCAGTTAGAACTCAAATCTTAGGAGACATCAATGTTCCTAAAGAAGAACAATCTAAACGTGTTAAAGATTTTATGAATTATCAAATTATGGATCAGATGAAAGAGTATGAACCAGAGTTTGATCAAATGCTTTTCTATTTACCCCTAAGCGGTTCTACTTTTAAAAAAGTTTACTATGACGATTTATTAGGTAGAGCCGTATCAAAATTTATACCCGCTGACGATTTAGTGGTTCCGTACTCTGCTACCTCATTAGAAGATGCGGAAGCTGTAATCCATGTTATTCGTATGTCACAAAATGATTTACGAAAACAACAAATCAATGGCTTTTACAAAGACATTGATTTGGGAGAACCGCCTTTACAAGAAGATAAATTAAAACAAAAAGAATTAGAGTTAGAAGGAATTAAACAAACAGGTCAAGAAGACATGTACACAATTTTAGAAATGCATGTCAATGTTGATCTAGATGGACATGAAGATGTTAATCCTGAAGACGGAGAACCTACGGGAATTAAATTACCTTACATTGTAACTATTGATGAAGCGAATGGAAAAGTTTTATCTATTAGAAGAAATTACAAAGCAGAAGATCCATTAAAGAAAAAACAAGATTACTTTGTACATTTTAAATTTTTACCAGGTATGGGTTTTTATGGTTTAGGTTTAATTCATATGATTGGTGGATTATCTAGAACTGCTACTGTTGCGTTAAGACAATTACTTGATGCCGGAACTTTAGCAAACTTACCAGCTGGTTTTAAAACTAGAGGTGTAAGAATGCGTGATGATGCACAACCTTTACAGCCTGGAGAATTTAGAGACGTAGATGTTCCTGGTGGAAACATTAAAGATCAGTTTATGCAATTACCTTTTAAAGGTCCTGATGCAACTCTTTTACAACTAATGGGTATTTGTGTTAGCTCTGCTCAAAGATTTGCAAGTATTGCAGATTCACAAGTAGGAGAAATGAATCAACAAGCTGCAGTTGGAACTACAGTTGCATTACTAGAACGTGGTTCTCGTGTGATGTCAGCAATTCACAAGAGATTATATGTTGGTTTAAAATCAGAATTTAAATTATTAGCAGAAGTATTTAAAACTTATCTACCCCCTGAGTATCCTTATGATGTACCAGGAGCTGCAAGAAATATTAAAGTTTTAGATTTTGATGATAAGATAGATATTTTACCAGTTGCAGATCCAAATATTTATTCTCAAACACAAAGAATTTCTATGGCGCAAGCACAATTACAACTTGCACAATCAAATCCTAAAATGCACAACATGTATCAAGCTTATAGATCTATGTATGAAGCGTTTGGTATTAAAAATATAAATGCAATCTTACCACCACCTCAACAACCTATTCCAATGGACCCAAGTTTAGAACATATTTTGGCTATTAGCGGTAAACCTTTTCAAGCTTTCCCAGGCCAAGACCATAAAGCACACATTGATGCTCATTTAAGTTTCATGTCAATCTCTATGGTACAAAATAATCCCATGGCAATGATGGGTTTACAAAAAAATATACTTGAACACATAAGTTTAATGGCACAGGAGCAAGTACAAATAGAATTCATAGAAGAAATGAAAGAATTACAAATGTTACAACAACAATTAGCGCCAATGATGCAAAATCCTACAATGATGCAACAAAATCCAATGGCAATACAAGGTCAACAACGTATACAACAAATAACTAGTGCGATTGAAGCAAGAAAAGCAGTGTTAATTGCAGAAATGACTATGGATTATGCTAAAGAAGAAGACAAAATTAGCTCTGAAGTAGGTGGTGATCCATTATTAAAACTAAAATCTAGAGAATTAGACTTAAAAGCTAGAGCAGATCAAGATAGAAATGCAAATAACGAAGCAAGACTAGATTTAGACACTATGAAAGCTATGATGAACGACCAACAACACGATGAAAAGCTAGAACAGAACGAAGAATTAGCTGGATTACGTGCAGGAGTCTCTTTGGCTAAACAAACTATGGCAGACCAAAGTAAGATTCACGATTTCGGTAGAAATTTTAAGAAAAATTAACTATAATATCATTAAGGAGAAACATTATGAGCAAAGATTGGACTAGAGGATCTAAATTTATGAACGACGATGTTAAAATCGTAAAAGAACTCGGCGTTGGTAAAGATGGTTACTCTCAAGGTGGTGTAAAGATTGAAGCTACAAACCCTTTTGAAACTCAAACAGTAACTGTTAGAGGAACAAAAGCTATGAGAGCTGATAAAAAACCTGTTAAGGCTAAGTGGTACTAATCCATGTGGTTATCGGCAATTAAATTAGCCGTTTCTGCTGGTAGTAAAATTTATGCTAACAAGCAGAAGGCAAAAGTCGCTATGTCAGACGCACAACTGCTACATGCAGAAAGACAAGCGCGTGGTGAGGAAGCTTACCAAGGCAAGTTGTTAGAAGCTAGACAAAACGACTACAAGGACGAATTCGTTTTATTAATTCTCTCGGCGCCCATCATTGTGCTCGCTTGGGGTGTGTTTAGTGACGACGCTGCGGCGCTTGACAAAGTAAAAGTGTTCTTTGAGCATTTCGCGGCACTTCCGACATGGTTCAGTTCACTTTGGATCCTTGTCGTGGGAAGTATTTTTGGTATAAAGGGAACACAAATTTTCCGGAACGGAAAAAAATAAATAGGAGTAACTATGAGGCAAAACGGACAAAGATCAAATGTTAGATTTCCATATGGAAGTCAAGGTTTGAAAAAAGGTGGCAGTGTTAAAAAGAAACAAGGCTACAAAGATAGAAAAGATGAATCTATTGCTATGAGAATAAGAAAGAAAAGAACTAAAAAACAACTTAAAGATTCAAGAGATGAGTCTTATGGAAGATTTGGTTCTGCAGCTAAAAAATCTGGAAAGATCAATAGGTAGTTTATGAACTCAAGAAGAATGAATAGACTTGAAGAACTTGGTAGAGTAGATGCTGAGAAAGCTTTTACTAAATCAGGTAAAAGAAATCTTAAAGATGAAAAAGCAAGAATCGTTAGCGAATTAAAAAACGGCGGTAAAGTTTTAAAAAAAGTACCTGCTAAAGCTAAAGGTCTTAAAAAACTTCCTAAAAAAGTTAGAAACAAAATGGGCTTTCACAAGTCTGGTGGAAGAGTTGGTATGGGCAAAGCTTTAAGAGGCGGCGGACGTGTCAGATAAAAAGTTTATACAGAAAGCAATTAAGAAACCAGGAGCTTTACGTAAATCTTTAGGAGTAAAGAAAGGCGAAAAGATTCCTGCTTCTAAATTAAAAGCTGCTGCAAAGAAAAAAGGTAAGATGGGTCAGAGAGCTCGACTTGCTATCACATTAGGTAAATTAAGAAAAAAATAATGACAAAGCTAAAAGAACTATACCACAAACTTGTAGATAAAATCTTTGGAAAAAGATGCAAGTGCATTAACAGAAAAAGAGAGACGAAAACAATCTTTGAATGCATTGATTGTGGAAAGGTTTTAAATGGCTAAACTTTGTCCAGCAGGTAAAGCAGCCGCTAAAAAAAAATTTGCGGTATACCCTTCAGCATATGCAAATATTTGGGCTTCTAAATATTGTAAAGGTAAAGTAGGCCGTAAGAAAAAAGCAGATGGCGGAATGATGAGAGAAGAATATGGTTCTGGTGGTAGAGTTGCTAGAGGTTGTGGTAAAGTCATGGCAAATAGACGTAAAAAAACTAAATATTACTAATGGCTAAAAAAGGTCTTAAGGAATGGTTGGACGAGAAATGGGTAGACATAGGTGCTCCTAAAAAAAATGGTAAGTATCAACCATGTGGAAGACAAAAAGGAAGTAAACGTGCGTATCCAAAATGCGTGCCTCTTGCAAAAGCAAAATCAATGAGCTCATCACAAAAATCTTCTGCAGTTAGAAGAAAAAGAGCAGTATCTAATAAAGGACCTAAACCAACTAATGTATCAACGTTTAACAAAGGTGGTGCTGTTGGTAATTCAATGATAAGACAAGCACAAAAGAATTATGATGGGACTTATATTTATGGAGATTTAGGTGGAGTTAAAGTTGGTAATCCAAGTTATAAAAAATATTACAAAGGTATGATCTAATGAGAAAAGCAGATAACATGCCAGCTAGAAACAAAAAGAATTTCAGACCTACAAAATCTGGAGCAGGTATGACACGAGCCGGTGTCGCTGCCTATAGAAGAAAAAATCCCGGTTCAAAATTAAAAACAGCAGTGACTGGAAAAGTTAAAAAAGGTTCTGCTGCAGCGAAGAGAAGAAAATCATACTGCGCAAGAAGTGCAGGACAAATGAAACAATTTCCCAAAGCTGCGGCCAATCCAAATTCAAGACTTCGACAGGCACGTAGAAGGTGGAAATGTTAATTAAATCAGTTTTACTAGACGCATTAGAAGCAAGATATGAATCACAAATAGCAGAAGCCGATGCTATTATTAAAATTTATTTAGAAAATAGTGTTGGTATAGGAGAACATCCACAACACTTAGAAGAAATAGATAAACTATTCGATAAAATTGCTACAGCACAAGAACGATTAGAAGTGCTTGAAGATTTTAGAGAACAACAAAAAGGAGAAGAGTAATGGACGACATGCAATTAATAATAAAAACACAAAGATCTTTACAAGACAGATTACAACAAATTGGTGATGCAATCCTAGCTGGAGGGGTTGACAACATGGAGAAATATAAGTATCTAGTAGGACAGGCACACGCCATACAATTAACATTACAGGATATCTCTAACCTGCTAAAACCAAAGGAGCAAAAAGATGAGCAAGGAAACGTTATCGACATCGGAAAAGGAAGTACCAAAAATTAAACTTGGACTTCAAGAAAAATACGATCAAGAAAAAAAAGAAACAGCCCCAGAACCAGAACCTTTAAATCCTGATAACATAGGAAAAGATACTGTTGATGAATTACCAGAACCTTCTGGTTACAGAATTTTAGTTTTACCTTTTACACCAAAAAATAAAACAAAAGGTGGAATATTATTTTCTCAAGAAACTTTAGATAAAGCAAGAATAGCTACAACATGTGGTTATGTTTTAAAAATGGGAGATTTAGCATACAAGGACAAAGATAAATTTGGTGAGCCTTGGTGTAAAAAAGGAGATTGGGTGATCTTTGCAAGATACGCAGGATCAAGACTACCAATAGAAGGTGGTGAGGTGAGAATATTAAACGATGATGAAGTATTAGGAACTGTTAAAAATCCTGAGTCACTTCTTCATTTAATTTAACATAGGAAGGAACTATGCCAGAAGATACAAAACAAAACGAAGATCTAATTGATGTAGGCGAAACAGTTGGTGCTGAAATTGATTTAGATGATAAAGGCGAAGCGGTCAAACAAGAGGAAGTAAAAGAAGAGATCGAAGTTGAACAAGTTAAAGAATCTACTCCTGAAGTAGATAAATCTTTTGAAAATGAAAGAGAAACTAAACTTGAAAAAAAAGAAGAAAAAGATGAGTTAAAAGAATACAGTGAAGGAGTTCAAAAAAGAATTGCTAAACTGACTCGTAAAATGAGAGAAGCAGAGAGACAGAGAGAAGAAGCTGTTCAATATGCTCAATCAGTTACTCAACAAAAAAATCAAGCAGAACAAAGATTATCTAAATTAGATAAATCTTATGTAAGTGAATTTGAAAGTAGAGTTAATACTAGTATGGCAGCAGCCAAACTAGCTCTTAAAAATGCAATCGAATCAAAAGACGTTGAAGCTCAAATAGCAGCACAACAACAGTTAGCTAATTTAACTGTAGAATCTGCTAGAATTAATTCTTTAAAGTCTCAAGTAGTAGAAGAACCTACTGCTCAACAAAGAGAGGTAAATATTACTCCTCAACAAACCAATATTCCTAATAACCTACCTTCAGATCCTAAAGCTGAAGATTGGGCTGCTAAGAATCCTTGGTTTGGTAATGATACTGCTATGACTTATACGGCTTTTGATATACATAAAAAGCTTGTAGAAGAAGAAGGCTATGATCCTAAATCTGACGAATATTATACAGAAGTTGACTCAAGAATAAGGGTTGAATTTCCGCATAAGTTTGATAAGGTAGAAGATACTACTACAAAAAGAGCAAAACCTGCTCAGAATGTAGCTTCAGCTAAACGTTCTAGCTCAACAGGACGCAGAAAAACTGTGAAACTCTCGCCATCACAGGTAGCAATTGCTAAAAGAATAGGCGTGCCACTTGAAGAATATGCGAAACAATTAAATATCACGGAAGGAGCATAAGCATATGGAAAATGAAACAATAAAAACCTCTCGTGCGAGTCAAACAAGAGACAAGCTTAAAAAAGCTACAACTTGGACTCCACCCTCATCACTTGATGCACCACCTGCACCCGAAGGGTACAGACATAGATGGATTAGAGTTGAAGTCCTAGGTTTTGATGATACGAAAAACATATCAGGAAAACTTAGAGAAGGATGGGAGTTAGTGAGAGCTGACGAATATCCTGAACAAGACTTTCCATCTATGACAACAGGAAAATATTCTGGTGTTATCGGAGTAGGAGGCCTTGTGCTGGCAAGGATACCCGAAGAAATCGCGCAACAACGTGAAGCTTATTATAAAGATCAAACTAAGCAACGTGATGAAGCAGTGAATAACGATGTTCTTAAGGAACAGCACCCAAGTATGCCAATCAATAATGAAAGGCAGACTCGTGTAACTTTTGGTGGTTCAAAGAAATAATCTTTTAGTAATTTCTTACCAACAAAAATATGTTAACCGTACTGGAGGCCCTCACGGGCAGGTACACTTAAGAAAAGGAAATAAAACATGGCTAACGATAATACAGCTGGATACGGATGTAGAGCAGTAATGACTGTAGGTTCAACACCTGCAACTTCTGGTCAATCTGAATACAAGCTATATGATTACGCAGGCGCAGCTTTTAATACAATTTTCAAAGGCGACCCGGTTTCTCTAAATGCAGGAACTCAGGCAGCTGAAAAAGGTTATATTCAAGATGCTACCTACGATTCAACAGATGACGATAATCCTGGTGGAATTGGCTGGACAACAGCTTCTTCTCCTCTATTAGTAGGTGTCTTTAATGGCGCTTTCTACGTAGATGCAGGAACATCAAAACCGACGTTTGCAAACTCAGTAACGAGTGGAACAAACTTTGCGGTAGACTACAACACAGGTTCAAGTGATGGAACTGCTTTTGTATTGGACAATCCTAATCAGGAATTCAATATAAGAGTTGGTGGATCAGCTTGGCAACAAAATGATGTTGGTCTTAACTATAACACAGGTGATAATGGCGCGACAGGAATAAGCGGTATGTCTGATGAAAGATTAAGAATCTCATCAGTGGCTACAACTTCTATGTTTACTCTAATTAGAGGTGCTAATATCCCGGGTCAAAACGATTATACAGCAGACGGCAGTGATGTTGTTGTTATGATCGCTAAAGGCTCGCACTTGTACAACTAATAGCGAATAAGGAGAAAATAAACTATGGCTATATCAAGAGCACAACTCGTAAAAGAGTTAGAACCTGGTTTGAATGCTTTATTCGGACTAGAGTACAGACAATATGCAGACGAAGCTGCAGAAATTTTCGACACAGAAACTTCAGACAGAGCTTTCGAAGAGGAAGTAATGTTATCTGGTTTCGGAAATGCTTCTGTTAAACCTGAAGGTCAAGGTGTATCATACGACGATGCGCAAGAAACTTTCACAGCTCGTTACACAAACGAAACAATTGCTTTAGCATTTGCGATCACTGAAGAAGCGATCGAAGATAACTTGTATGACAGACTTGCGTCTAGATATACAAAAGCTTTAGCAAGATCAATGGCAAGCACTAAGCAAATTAAAGGCGCTGCAGTATTGAACAATGGATTTGACAATACATACGCAGGCGGCGATGGAGTTGCTTTATTAAGTGATGCTCACCCTACTCTTTCTGGAAATTTCAGTAATGAGCTAGCGACAGCAGCTGACTTAAATGAAACTTCATTAGAACAGTCTTTAATTGACATTTCTGCTTTCACTGATGAAAGAGGCCTAAAAATTGCAGCTAGAGGAATGAAAATGATTATTCCACCACAACTGCAATTCACTGCTGACAGACTTATGAAGTCTGAAGGTAGAGTAGGAACAGCTGATAATGATATCAATGCTATCAAGAACATGGGAATGGTTCCAGAAGGTTATACTGTAAACCATTACTTAACTGATCCTGATGCATTCTTTATCAAAACAGATGTGCCTAATGGTCTAAAACATTTCAACAGATCACCTATCAAAACTACTATGGAAGGTGACTTTGATACTGGCAACGTTAGATACAAAGCTAGAGAGAGATACGTATTTGGTTTCTCTGACCCTAGAGGTATCTTTGGTTCACCAGGGACTGCATAATAATTAAATATTCAGGGGCCGCCTTAAAACGGCCCCTTTATTACATATAAAGGTGTGTAAATGAAAAAAACTCGCATAAATATTTGGGCATATGATCATCATGCAAAATTTAATATTGAGCATGTTGAAGATACGGCTGAAAGTGTTGAAAAAGCAATACTTGACAAGCTAGGAGAAAAGAGTATAAAATGGGAGTATCTCGGAAACAACTATAATAACGAGATAAATCGAATAACTTATGAGGAGGTTATTGATGATACAAGACCTATACAAACAAAAAAGGTCCTTGGAGTTGAAGTGGGAACAGGAGCATCTGGATAATGGCAGATATACTCTTGAGATGGTCAGAATTGATGACAAAGTTAAAAAAGTCATTACTGACATTAAGCTGGAAGAAGCAGCTATTGCTCACAGACAGAATACTGTCGAAGACGCAGCTCCACAAGTTTCTGTAGCTACTTAGTAAAAAGCTACATCGTTGGAAAACACTCTCCGCACTATAAGCTCTCTTGCACTCTACTAAAAACTATTGTATATTTATCACACTATACTTAACAAAGAATATCGACGCGTATAGTCGACTAGCCTAGAGACGGTATTCTTTTATACTAGGAGGAATATATCATGGCACAAACAAGAACATCTTTTCAAGGAAAGATAAGAAGTTATGGTGGAACTAATAAAGGCGACGCATCACCGGGAGTAACAGTACTTTCAGTAATGTTTTCTTTTAACCCAGTTACCGCTGCAAACACAGATGGAACAACTAACGTAAAAATAGGAAGTTCTGCAACTACAGGTGAAGATTTTATTTTACCTAAAGGAGCAGTTCCAATTTCTATAACTACAAAAGCTGTTGCAACAGGTGGAACAAACCCAACTGTTGACATTGGTTGTTTAGCACACTCAGATGGTGCTGGTGGAACTACAGCTGCAGATCCAGATGGATTGTTTAATGAGTTAGATGCTGATGCAAATAACACAACAACTGTCGCTGCAGGTGCTTTAGTAACTACTGCTGGATTAACAGCCAATGCGACTGTTACAGGTAATGTAGGTGCTTCAGCTGCAACTGGTGGAACTTACACTGGTATTTTAACATACTACTGTGTTGATGATGGTAAGGAAACTTATCCACAATTAACTTAATATAATTTTTATGTGGTCCTACGGGACCACATAATTTAAAAGGAGAATACATATGTCAGGCGGCGGATCTTTTTCAAGTGATCAAACAACCATAAACATGACTACAGTTGGAGCTGATACTCTTGCTCATACAGGAAGAATAAGAATTACTTCTATTCAGGGTGAAGGTATTGCTGGATCAACAATTAAATTTTTTGATTCTGCAGATGCAACAACACCAGGAACAGCAAAAGCTATTTACAATTACAATACTGAGGGACTAGAAGTTTATGTTCCAGGTTCTGGTATTTTGTTTAAAAATGGACTTGTTTATAACTTAGCAGGAGCAGGCGGAAGCGTTACGATAACGATTACGGGTGCATAGAAATTTACATGGCGACTATTACTTATACAGTTACGGTTGCAACTGGTACTAACCAATATGGTACAGGGAATAAATACTATATTAATGGTACGGTTAGCCCGACTATTCAGTTACAAGAAGGTAATACGTATATCTTTGACACTTCTGATAATTCGAATCTTACTCACGTTTTTGCATTTTCTACAAATCCAAATAACTCTCCAGCGGCAGCTTATACAACAGGTGTAACTACTACAGGTGTATCTGGAAATGCAGGATCAAATACTACTATTATTGTAGGAAACTCAACTACAACTGCAGATCAAACTGTACCTCCATTATTTTATTATTGTACAGTTCACGCTGGCATGGGTGGTTCTGCACCTACAATTACTCAATCTTCTGGAGTATCTAATAAATTTAATCCACCAATAGATGATATTATTGAAGAAGCTTTTGAAAGAACTAATATAAGAGGAACTAGAACAGGTTATCAATTAAGATCTGCAAGACGTTCTTTAAATATTATGTTTCAAGAATGGGAAAACAGAGGTGTTCATTTATGGAAAGTAAAACTAGCTAAAGTACCTTTAGTTTTGGGTCAAGCAGAATATAGTTTTGCAACAGATTCTATAAATTTTCCAAGTGATATGAGTGAAATATTAGAAGCATATTATAGAAATAATTCTACAACAACCGCACCTCAAGATATTGCGTTAACACAAATTAGTAGATCAACATATAATGCAACTCCTAACAAATTAGTACAAGGAACTCCTTCACAATTTTATGTAGAAAGAAAAATTAATCCAAGTATATTTTTATATGCTACACCAAATTCAAGTGTATCAAGCACAACTACACCAAGTAGTTTTCAATTTTGTTTTTATTATTTATCTAAAATAGAAAACCCAGGAGCATACACAAATGTTTCTGATGTAGTAAATAGATTTTATCCATGCATGATGTCAGGTCTTGCATATTATTTAAGTATGAAATTTTCTCCTGAAAGAACTTTAGATCTTGAGAGAATTTATGAAAGTGAAATGTTAAGAGCATTAGATGCAGACAACCAAGGTACATCTACATTTATTTCTCCACAAACATTTTATGGAGATGGAGTAATGTCATAATGGGAGTTTTTGCAAGAGGTAAACAAGCTTTAGCAATTTCTGATAGATCAGGAATGAGATTTCCATATACTGAAATGGTTAGAGAATGGAATGGATCTTTAGTTCACTATTCAGAGTATGAACCAAAACAACCTCAACTTGAACCTAAACCAGTTGGTAATGATCCACAAGCTTTACAAAATCCAAGAGTAGAAGAAGAAGCTACATCACAATTAATTTTATTAACTAATGATCCTTTTGAAGTTGTAAACTATAGTGGTACCACTTATGTAAATGTTTATTCAGTAGATCATCAAAGAGCAGCAGGAAGTAAAGTTAGATTAAGAGGACCAGCACAAGTAACAAGTGTTGGATCAGGTGGAGCAGATAAATTAAATTTACAAGCATTTGCTCCTATTAATGATATAGTAGGTGTAACAGATATAGATTCTGCAACTGGTTTTACAATTTCACTAGGTAAGATAGATTCATCCGGAAATGTAACTGGAGCTACAACATCAGATTCTCTAACTAATCCAATTAGTTATTTTTACTTTGCAAGTGCAGATACAGCAACTACAAGTGGTGTAAAAGGTGGAGGACAAAATTGTTCAGCAGGACCCGTAACATTGGAAGGAATATAATATGGCATACACTTTAGCAAATTTAAGAACAGATATTAGAGGATACACTGAAGTATCTGACACAGTTTTAACTGATTCTGTTTTAGCAACTATTATTAAAAATACTGAAAATCAAATTTTAAGAGCAATACCTACTGATCAAAATGCTCACTATGCAACATCTACTTTAATTACTGGAAATAGATATGTAACAATTCCACAGGATTTAAGATCTATTAATTATGTTCAACTTAAAGATACAGCAGGCAATCAATTTTTTTTAGAACAAAGAGATCCTAGTTTTATGGCAGAATATTATTCTACTCCTGGAACTGC